TTTTAATCTTTCCGCTTCAATCTCAACCAATTTATGCATGTCTTTTTGCATTTGAAAAATGCTTCTGTACATTTTATTTTGGTTTTGTTCTTCCTTTCTCTTTTTAAACTTTTCTTTAATGCTTCCGAATAAATTACCCAGTTTTTTAAAAGGATTAGCGAACATATCTTTTAAGCCTCTGAAAGAATCTCCGATCTTGTTAAATGGAGACATAATAGTTTGTTTCATGCGATCCAAACGATCATCAAATGAATCTTTTAAGCCTCTTATTCCATCAGCAAAATTATTACTCAATTTCGTCAATGAATCTTTAATCATTTTTGCCGGGGCAGTGAATGTCACAGCAATTTCTTTAAACTCTCTTTTCAATTTGGCAGTAACAGTGTCATTGCCTTTTAAATTTTTTGTGATGGCTTTTCTTACTAATACCATTTCAGATGTCATCTGCCCTATACCAACAGCTAGTGCAGATAGTTCGGGAGATTGCTCAAAAAAGGCTCCAGATGATTTTAATGTGGTAAATAAAGTTAGTGCTTTATTTTCTTCGGCCATTGTACATATCCTCTTTTATTATTATATTTATACAGAATTCTTCAGGCAAGTTTATTTTTAATTTTTCATATTAAAAAAATCGCCCTAGAAGGCGATTTTTTTATTTGCACTATTCTGCGATCATTGACTTTAAATCAATCATTCCAGAAGGTACATCCGATTTTTGATTTTCTGATATATATTCATCATAATAAAAAATTGCGTAATAATAATCAAGGTCATCACTTTCAATCGGAGAGATGTTTAAAAAACGAGCAAGTTTATATTGCAGTCTTAATATATCGCTAAGCTGAATAGTTGGGTAAAAAGAAGTCTCTGCGAAACGTAATCGGCGTTGTCGCCTGGCCTCCGCATTGCTTGCAAGTTACCTTCAATAAAGGCTTAATACTAATTTCATATTTCTTATAGTGTTTACCTAGTTCAAGATTATCTCTTACACTAAGTTTTTCAGTTAAAAACTCGTATTTATTCCTAAGGGTATTATCCTTACCATTCATACTTGTTATAAGGGCTGCAATTGTTAGAAGATCTTCATCTAATTCTTCTGATCTATTCTGTTGCATGAATCGTTCTACCAATCTTTCATCCCTTACTCTCATCTGGGATAACTTAATCTTGGTTCCTGATTCAGGTAATACAAGTTCATAATTTGGATCATATTCATCTTTAATGTCTTCCATTTCAATATTTGAAATGCCAAAATCATATTGTGAATCTTCACCACATTTATCACATGCAAAAGGAACTGAAAATCCATCGCCTTTGTAAGTATTTGCCCGTTGCCAAAAGATTATGAATAGCTTATCAGCAATTACCAAATCGTCTACATCAATTCCCTTTACAGTTTTCTTTAGAACGGAATTCATAATTGAATTGTAGTTCATATCATTCATAGACGATAACTGTTTAATTTCTAAAATCTTTAAAGGTCTTGAATAGATTTTGGTTCCTTCTGGATATAATTTCATTTTAGAAGGAACCCCAGTAATTTCATAGAATCCGGCTGGAATATTTTCCTTTACGGATTCTCTTTCTTTTTTAGATTCAATTTCATTATCATCTACATCTTCAAATTTTAATTTAGCATTGCTCATATTAACGTTCCTCAATTGTTTAACTACTTATTGATACTTAGCAATTTCTTTCCAAACTGCTTCAAGATCTTTCCCAAATTTCTTAATAAGATTGTCTAATTTAGAAATTGCTCTTCCTACTGGTTCATGTTCAAAATCTTCAAATTCGTCTTGTGCCCATTCTACAGTATTTTCTAAATGATCTTTAAGAATCTGTTTGATGTCTGCAACTTTACCTGCATCATATTCATCGCCCGTACTTTCTTTTAAAAATTGTTTAAATGACATATTCACTCCTATAAAATTTTATTTCCGTAAACATCTTTTACATAATTTACATCAAAACCAGACTTCTTTATTAAATCAAAGTATAGCATTTTAACTTTGCCCATCTTACTCATTTCTGAATACACATTCTTGAACCAAGATTTTGCTTCGTTATACCTATTCTTATCTTCGGATTTTATAGAAAGCAAGTATATATTAGCCAAAGGAATCATTTGGCCGTAATCAAATAAATCTATCAAAGTATCAGCGGCTTTCTTAGAATCAGTCTTCCCAACTACAACACCATTCTTTTTAAATACATCATCGAGTTTATTTCTCAAGGATGCACTGTATTTTTTAAAATCATCCGGATGAATATTGTACGCTTCCAAAAAACGTTTAAAAGTCATTCTTACTCCTACTTAGTAATAATAAGTTTTCCGGCTTCCTCTTTCCAGAATGCTTTATACAATTTGCCGGAAGTTCCACGAAGTCCAAAAGCTATTTTCCATTCATTTATATCATTATCTATAATTAATTCATTAGAAGATATTAAAATCTCTTCCGTTTTAACGATGGTTTCATTTATGTTATCGTCAACCTTTATAATAGGTTCATCTTTAATAAGATCAATCAAAATTTCAGAAGCAGAAGTTTCTGCACCAGATGTGTTTTCTGCATTCGTGATAGAAGAATTATCAGTTACTTCAATCTTTACTTTATTCAAATTTTTCTTAGACATTTTTACTCCTTGTTCCATTCATAAGTATAATAATTAGCGTTAAATGTAAACGAATATGTTATAGGAGTGTTATCAGAATAAGAGAAAGTTGCTTCACCAACATCCAGAAGATGAACCTCATTAAACTTAAAACTTCCGATAATTTTATCAGTCCCATCATTATTCGGCGTTTGTGCTAATATATTTATTTCAATATAAGACAAGCTAGATAGTGCAGGTGGCCAATAAGTTCCTGTCTTATGTATATTTCTAGCTTGAAGCCATTGCGCTAATCGTTTAATGGTTCCAGTCTTATCTTCTTCTAATTCTATTTTCAGTTCAAAGCCATCAAAATCCATGACTGGAACTGACTTTGCAAACGGTCCATATTTAACTACACCGTCTTTCTTAAAAGAAAAATCTGGAATCGTGACATTTTTTACATGCCAAGGTTCCAATTTAAATAATCCTGACTGAGGATCAAGATCAGAAGGTAGCAAGAATTTTTTCGTATAGGATTCAAACACACTAATTACATCTGAATCAATGCCTGTGTATATTTGTTTAGCAGGAAAAGCAACCGTAAAAAAATACGGTCGCATAATCGTTTTGTTGCTAAAGAACGAATTAAAGTTCTGTGTAGAAACTCTTGCCATTAATTTCTATACCTTAAGACTTGTCAATCGTGTAATAATCATACTGGAACGTTGCAGGAATCTTAACAGATGACGAATCACCATAAGTAAGAGTTGCAGAACCAATATTCTGAAGCCAGCAGTTATGGAATGTAATTTTCTTAGGCATCTTATCAGTGTTATTCTTATACAGATAAAGCTCTAACTGAATTGCATAGTCTGACTTTCCATCTACGTTAACAGCAGATCCACCGCCTTGTGCAATATTTTGAGTATCAAAGATAGTTGCGATCCAAGCATTCAAATAAGTGAATACTTTCTGATCTTCAAATTCTTCAAACTCTATTGCTAATGTGTGTTCAAGCTCAGCATTACCAGAGAAGAATTGTTTCATACCCATGAAGGTAGACTCAATCGCATTGATAGTAACACCAGGCATAGCAGCTGATCTAGCACGAAGCAACAAGTCTCCATCCCATTCAGGAGCAGTAGTAACACCAACAGGTTTTGGAATTACAACTTGCCAGTTATAAGTTCTTTGGACATCACCAATGTTTGATGTGCGCCCAATGATGTGGTTATTTTGCGCCATGATTTATTATCTCCTTAATTCTTTATATTATATTTAGAAGGAAAGGGGATTGCTCCCCAATCCTTAAATGATTTCAGAGAACGATACACCAGTTCTTGTAATAATAATCTGGACGTTAATGTACTCGATAGTTTTTGTAGGTTGGACATAAATATCAATCGCAAGAGTGTTATTATCAATAACCTGTGGAGTGTTGTTTGTTTCATCACAAACAACTTGATAAGCAGTTAATCCACCACCAGCGTAAACGGTTCTCAGGAACCCATCCAAACCAGCTTTAACGCGTGAACGTACCTTATCAGTGTTAGCTTCGAACATATAAGCTAATAGTGAAGGCTCAATTGTATTTTCAATATACAACAACAGTCTTCTAACATTGATACGATCAGTTGCAGATTGTTTAACCTGTCCGGTTTTCTGTCCCCACATAATATCACCAGCGCCTCTAATTCTCTTCGAGGTATTGATGTTGTAATTGTAAAGATAACCGATTTCCGATTCATTAAAGATTTTGTACTGTCCAATTGAAGGTAGTACGCCACGTGATAAACCAGCGGGAGCATCCCATACATTCGCAACGGCGTCATTTCTTGCTAGAAGTGCACCAGCGAATACTGATTTAGGCACGTATAGATTTTTTCCAGAATAAGAATCTGAAATAAGATCACTACCGGCATAGATAGCTACGTAAGATGAATTGAATGAAGAAGACTTTCCTTCAACGATCGTAGTAACATTAGTTGCCGAAACGGCACCAGTACCAACAACCGCAATACAGTCTCTACGTGAGTTAGCAATATTTGCAACCGCGACGTTGTCTGTATTTTGAGTGCTTGGATCATAAGGACCTATTAAAATATTTGGTGTCGATGCTTCCTTACTGGAGAATAAACTCCAAGCGCCGGCAATGTCAGAATTTATCATGGTTGAGGCACCTGTTCCTAACGGAACAATACCACAAGTAGAAAGATCATAACTAAAGTTAGTTCCATCTGTTTTTACATAAATATACTGCGAGGTTCCATTAATAACATCGGGGGCATACATAGTATTACCCTCATAATCCTTAGCAAGCGTACTGTTAGAAACGATATATGTTTCCGCTGGTGCAACAGCGGAAAGGGCTGATGTTCCGGTTACCCAACCAGCATCAATATTTGCCGATGTATCCGATTTAGTATAAACGTTAACTCTGTAGTAACCATAGTTTGTTGGGTACTTCCCATTCCAGTTATAACCGTATGCAAAATTAGCGCCAGACGTTGTCGCTGACGCAGAAGTAACAATAGAAATCGCGATATTCCGCGATTCAATACCGGGACCAAGAGCTGAAATGAATAGGTCAGAACTTGGTGCATTCTTTTCTACTGGATAGTATTTGGTTGGTTTATTACCATCTTCATATCCAGCGGTCGCTAAAACAGTAGATGATTTTCCTTCTGAAACCGCGGTTGCCGAAATCGCGGTTATTGCCGAGGTATTAGTAACTCTCGCGGCGCCAACTGTAT